CAAACAACAGTAGTATCAATTCGTGTACTAAATGCATCAATCACTCGTTTTACCATTACTGGTAATACAATTGATGATATATCATAAACAACATGTGCTGTTCCTGATGGAATAAGTGGATGCACTGGTACATATTTTATTGCATAATTAGTTATAATTGGAACTAACCTAACTACAGCATCCATAATTGATTCTGCCTTTCCTAAAGAAGCTAAAGACAAAATAGTACCACACAAATTTGCTCTCTTTTGAAATATATCTACTGAATTTAAAATCTCTGTTGTTGAAAGATTTTCATGATTTCGTAAATATATAATAATAGCTTGTTTTGCATGTACTTTAAGATGTTGCAGATCCAATGCAGCAAAATGTCTGATTAAAGTTAGAGTAGAAGCCTCCGCTATCTTCTCTTCATATGACAAATTTGCAATATAATATCTAACTGCTGCTTGTAATGACACAATTGCAGAAAATACAAAAAGCGAATTTGACATACCTTCAATCTCTAAACCTTTTTCAACTAAATTTAAAAATTTAGTTTGTTCATCATAATGTTCTCGATATTGAATTTTAGTAATCTCAAGAATTTGATCAAAAGTATACTTCTTTTCATTAAGATATCTACCTCTTTCACGATGAGCTTTGATGCCAGGTACATTAGGAATAATAACAAATTTATTATATCCCATTTGAACTAATTTAACTATAAAACGACGATTCATTGCATCGTGACACAGCATTGTTTCAGTATTATGACCTTGTTCACTAATAAAAGGTATAGGCATATTTGTTGTAGCAACAACAATCTCGGGCTCAATCCAAACATTTCCTTTTAACTCTAAATTAGGATTTAAAGCTGTACGAGGTATATTATTGATAAAATCAATAATTTTTCGAAATGGATCTTTGGGAACAACAACTACTCGTGTAGCACCGAGATCATCAAATACTACTACCTTATGGGTAGTTCTGAATTCCGATTGAAATTCATCACCTTCATTCAAAACAATTAATTGTTCTGCATCAAGTTTTCCATGAATAGAGTTATAAAGACATGTTGCAAGTTTCATTGCAGCAAAACTTTTACCACATCCAGGATCACCAGAAATAATGATACCAAAAGGTTGACGGCGGATTAATTTCTTTCTTCTCTGTAGTTCAACTCGTGCAACTACATCTCGCGCTCGAGATATAAGTTGTACTTGTTTTTCCTGATGAGGAAGAAAAGGACTTAGGGCTTGCGCTTCTAAAAATGTGATATTTTCATTTAAAGCAGCTACATATTCTTTCGTTGTTGAAAAATCCAAACGAGAGAAATCTCCGCAGATTACAGAAGGTAACTCTGCTACTAATTTTCGAACATAATTCGAACAAGTATCAGAATCT